CGCACTCGTAATGCGCAGGCCAGGGGTTCAAATCCCCTCGCCGGCTCCAGTATTAGCAAGGCCTCCGGGGTTTATTCCCGGAGGCCGTTTTCCTAAAAGTCGCCCAAACGTCGCCCAAACTTTCAAAACACCTAAAAAACCTATTTAAATACATCGTCTGTTTTGCCATAAATTTACTTTTATCCAGATAGGTAGTTCTTAATTTTTAAGTAATTCTTCAAGTTTATTAACAGCTTCTTTTTCTTTTTCTGGAATCAGGTGAGAGTATATATCATAGGTTATTCTAATACTACTATGGCCCAGGCGATCAGATATATATTTTATATCTACACCTGTGCTTAGTAATAGGCTGGCATGCGTATGGCGCAGGCAATGGAATTTCAATTTTGGCAACCCTATATCTTCGAGATATTTCGGAAACCAACTGCTAATTGTATCTGGGTGCAGGGGTTGCCCATCATTTTGGCAAAATATATAATGATTTTCAGATTGTATTATTCCTTTGGAAAGAAATTTTTCTTTTTGTTTTGTACGATGTTTTCTTAGAACATTTATTACTTCTGGCGAAATATCAATGGTTCGCCGGCTTTTTTTGTTTTTAGGTAACTTTGTAAATATCCCTTTTTCTTTGGTGTATGATAGAGACCGCCTGACGCTTAGCTTTCCTTTGTCGAAGTCAATATCCCTCCATTGTAATCCAAGTAGCTCCCCTCGGCGTAAACCTGTGCGTATACCGACAAAAACAAGTGTGTAATACTGGCCTGAATTAAGACTGGCTTCAAGCTCTTTTATTTGGTCGCTATTAAGTATTGCAACCTGCTCTTTCTCGTCATCATCTTCTGGCAGAGGAAGCTCCACCAGGTCGGCAACATTGCGGTGGATTAACTCTTGTTTATATGCAGCCTCCAAGATGCGGTGTATTACGCGCTGGTGATAAATAATGCTTCCGGCGGAGAGTTGCCCTTCTCGGCCATCGAGCCTTCCACCTTCAATTATTTTTTTATAAAACTGCTGCAGATGTATTGGCTTTAGCTTGTCCAACTGTATTTGACCCAGCCAGGGAACCACGCGAAGATCAATTATTTGTTTATAGCGCCGGTATGTGGTGGGAGCAAGTTTAAGCTTTCCGTAATCATCAAGCCACATCGTTGCAAACTGGCCAAACGTCATATCGGAGGGATCTATATAGGTGCCTTTTTCGATCTCAGTAATGAGTCGGGCCATCTCTTTTTCGGCTTCTTTTTTGGTGCCCTTAAATGCCTGGTAAAGTCTCTTTCGCTTGCCGGTGGCCGGGTCGCGGCCTGTTTCAATTACGATTGTCCAGGAACCTTTGTTGCGCTTTTCCAAGTGCCCGGGCATTGTATCACCTCCGGTTTTTATAATTATAATTATAATTAGTAGTGAATCAAAAGCTTATGTTTGGTTTATTGAGCAAAAATATTCCCGGCCTGGGCCGGGGAAAATAAAAACATGATTATTATTTCTTTTTCTTGGTACTTCCTCCTTCAAGTTGATTTTTCACTTTGCGCTCTATCTTTTTAATACTTTCTACTATTGGTAAATCTTCTGGTATTGTACTACCCAACTCTTTAATTGTCTGACGAACGGGGACTTTTTAAAACCCTTTTTGGTATGGATTTGCTTCTACATAAGTCCACCATAAAGACCTTGATAGCCATGAATGCCGCTATGCTGTTAGTTTTAGACTTTCTCTGTATTCTGCTGCTTCGGCAACTAGTGTGAATGTGACGGTAGCATTATGGTGTTCTTTAACAACTCTTTCAATTTCAGATAACGGAACTTTGAAAAATTCTTTTCTGTTATTGACCTTATTTACTTCATATTTTTTAAAGGTTTCGTGTAAGATGGCCTCTAAAGCTGGGGCATCCTCAGAAAAAATCATTGCGTGCACATCAAATGGGAATGGCACTGAAGCATCGCCTAGCTCTTTAATTCTTTCCATTGGCTCTAATCTTCTTGTCATGCCAATTTTATATACGTTTTCACCAAAAGAGCCAATATTGGATATAACATACACATAACCAGCTCTGGTATTTTGCTCTCTTTGAAGTATATTTTCCTTATCATTTTCTAATTGCTTTAACTTATTTTCTAATTCTTTAATCTTATCAATATAAAGTACTTTTTCAGCATCGCTAGGCGATTTTTGCATATAAGCCATCAACTTATTAATTTCATTCTTAAATTGCTTCTCTTCTTTCTCTATTTTCTGTTTTTCACGTTCTATTTCTCTTCTTACCTTTTCTTCTTCAATCATTTGCTCCCTAATAGCCTTCTGTTGCTCCCTTTCTTGTTCTTTTTTTAATTCAAATGTATAAACCAAATTTAGTTGCTCTAATTTTATTTGTAATAGCTCTTCCGTTAAAGCTATTCCATCGGTAGAGAAAATTTTATTTAAAGTTTCAAAGCTCTTTTGAATTTTCCCTCGCTGGGAGTCAATGTTTTTAGCGCTTAGCCCAAGCAGAATATTGTCACATTCTGCGTTAAAACATCTAAGCATTTGCTTGATATTGTTATTTATTTCTTTTTTGGTTTCTGATGATGAAACCTTAACTGCATTATTATTTTTTAATAGCTCTTTTTCTTTTACCTTAAGTAAGCTTAGCTTATTCTTGCATTCCTCTGATGAAATACCTTCATACATAGAGTATTGATAGGAAGCAACCACAGCTTCCTTGTTCAATGCATCTATTTCCTTTTGTAACACACTTATTTCTTTGTTTAAGTTATTAATTACTTGTTGTAGTTCGGAGTTCTTTTCTTGTTTTTCTTTCTCCATTACCCTTATAGCTTCCTGTTTATCCTCTTCAAGTTTTGCTAATGTCTGCTCATGAAGGCTTATCTCATCCATCTTATTGCTTATTTTTTCGTCTAATGCATCTATTTCACCATATTTGGCACTAAGAGCGCTTTGCTCTTTATGTTGTAGGTATAATAATACCAATCCGATAATAACCGGTAAATAAAAGGACCATAGCGCAAACATTAAACAAATAAACCAGGTTTGCAAATACCACTTTCCTTTCAAATTAATAACCCCCTTTGATTATTAATTAAGCAGCAAATTGACAGTTTTACACCCCCTTCTAAAAATATTATTGAACTTTGTCGAAATAAAAAAGCCACCTTTACGGTGACTTACTTTTTGCAAAGTGCGAAGCCATGGCGATTTGAGTTTCAATAATCTGCTTAACAAATATTGGTTCCATACCGTTTGATGACGCAATTTCAATAACCTCCATCCACTGCCTGTCCTCATATTCCTTAACCTGGAGCAAGTTTTGGTAGTCCCCCAGGGAAGGAGCACTTTCTCTAATTAGGCCTACCATAACACCAATAATCCGGTGCTGTGGTCCAAATTCAATATCCTCATAATTTGGGTTGGCAGAACGCAAAAATACCCGGTCGTTTTTCTCTATGTAAAATTTCAAATATGCCTCCCATGAAGCATCCTCAACGCCAGCTGCCACAATCTGACCGTGGTTAGCGTAATCAGCCTGTTTAAAAACAGCAATATCTTCGGTGAGAATCCCGGCGTATATCATGCTGTCGCCTTCGACACGGAGACAAAAGTCACCTTTTATGTCCGATGGCACATCGATCTGCCCCTCCCAATTCTGCTCGGCTAGGAGAGGGAGGCCAGCATGGATGGTGCCGAGGATGGGGACTTTTGTTGCATCTTTTTGTTGTTGCTCATTCTTGTTAAATTTTCTTTCTAGTAACTTAGAATAGACTTCTCTGGACTGAGTGTTTATCTCTCTAAGCATTTTGTTTGCTTTAAAAATGGCTTCCAAGGTTTTGTCGGTGCTAGCATTTAGAGGCAAGTTATTAATAATTTCTATTAGTTGCATATTTGTATTCTTTATAGTTTCCCCTAAGATTTTAAAATCCCCAGATAGAGAAGAATAGCCAGCGGAAGCCATGAGGTAATCGTAATTTACATTAAGATGTGGGGCAAGTTTTTTAAGTGTATCAGGCGTTGGTTTGGTTTCTCCACGCTCTAATCTTGCAATTGTTGAGTTATCTACCCCACTAGCTTCAGCAAGCTGAGATTGGCTTTTAAAGCCAGCCCTTTCTCTTAGCTTTTTTAATATTTTTGAAAAATCTCCATTAATATTCATTAGGCAAATCCTCCACTTAAAAACATTATAACTATTGCAAGTATGCAATGCAATAAAATAGAAAAATATCGTTATTTGGTATTGCATTGATTCCAAGCCTATGTTATTATTTTATTGCAAGGAATCCATGCCAAGCAGGGGGTGAGTATATATGGCTCATATGGGTATCGGTATCAAGATCAATGTCCTGGAAAAACTTCAATCAGATAAATCTCTTAGTGATTCACAGTTGGCAAGCAAAATTGGTGTAGATTATTCGTTGCTATGGAGGATAAAGACTGGACGAAGCAAGCCCGGTCAAAAGTTTATTGCTAAACTTTTGACGGTTTTCCCAGAGATTAAATTCGAGGATATATTTTTTTTAGAAAATATGTCGCATGGATTCCAAGAAGAGATAGCGTGCAATAAAAACAAGCCTACCGGCACAGAAGGAAGGTGACCATCATAGCAACCCAACACACCTACACCTGCCCCCACTGCGGCTTTAGCGGCAACCTACCAGCATATTACTGCGAAGGGTGCGGAAAGCCACTGGGGCCGCAAGTGGTGGTGGATGCAACCGGGGTAGAAAATTAGGAGGTGTAACATGGCTAAAATCGTTCAACTAACCATTGGCGATCAACATCACGAAATGGCCGTCAAGGAATACCACGGCCAACGGGTAGTAACATTTCGGGACATTGATGAGTTACACCGGCGGCCAGAAGGAACGGCAAGGAGGAACTTCAACGAGAACAAACATCACTTTATTAAAGGCGATGATTACTTCGTACGAAATTCGTACGAAGCTAAAACTGAGTTTGGCATCATAGCTCCCAATGGATTAGTGCTCCTTACCGAATCCGGCTATTTGATGCTGGTCAAATCCTTCACCGACGATCTGGCTTGGCAGGTACAGCGGCAACTCGTTAACCACTACTTTCGCAGTAAAGCCCTAGCGGCTCCTAAAGATAATTCTCTCCGCCAGGCCGAAATCGAAGCCCGGCTGCGTAACGCAAAAACACGGCAAGCCCGGCTTATGAAACAGATGGCCGAAGATTTTAAGGGCCAACTATCACCGGAATCCATTCAATTGTTGATTGCTGGGGCTACCGAATTAATCATGGGTAAGGCGCTCCTGCCTAAGCCGCAGATTGATATTCACTTTACAGCCACCGAGATTGCCGAGGAAATCGGGGTATCTGCAAATAAGGTTGGGCGGGTAGCAAATAAGCTAAACCTAAAAACTTCTGAGTTCGGAAAGTGGATTCTAGATAAGTCTCCACATAGCGATAAGCAAGTTAAGACATTTGTATATAACGAGAAAGGGCGACAGGCACTGTTTGAGGCCATTAAAAGAGAAATGCGAGTTGTGCCAATTAACGGTGCGGCGGATAGCGATACTACCGGCACCGGCTAAGGTACGCGCATACCACCGGTGCCAAAGGAGGTGATCGCATGCAATGCAAGTGTGGCAATGAGCTTCCTGAGGAATTCAGATTCTGCCCGGCCTGCGGCAAGCCGGCCCCCAAACCTCAAAACCCGGTGCCACGCATAGCCGATGAACTTGAGATAAAACAAGTTGATCCTATGCTATCACCGGTTGAAGCTGCCCGACTGCTAAAAATAAGCCGTTGGAAGTTGGATGAACTGCGTATCCAAAAAAAGTTGCCGCCTAACTGTTACGTTATTATTTCCGGAAAAAAGAAAAAAACAATCCGTTACCGGGCAAAAGAGTTACTTAACTGGGCCGGGACAGTGGAGGGGCCATTAACCACTGCTGGATAACGCATGGACAAGGAGGGGGTGAAACGAAAATGTCAGAGCTTTATGTAGCGATCGAAAAAGACAAGCTGGACCGATTGCGCCAACTGGCAGCCAGCCAGACCAAAAAGCAACGCCGGCTATATATCAACGCTGACCTGCGCGAAGCCCACCAAAACGCCGATGTCGTTAGGAAAATCATTGAGCTGCTTGCATATGAAACATCGACGGTTGAAGAAGCCCTAAGAGTGCTTACGCTGACCAGCATCACAATCGAAGAAGCCAAGGTTGCAATGCCGCGATACCAAAAAAGAAACGCCATCCAAGGGAGGTGACCACATGTGGTGCATTTGGAAAAGATGGAGATGGCTACAGAGACGCCGGGAAATCCGGGCCAAGGCCAAGTTTTTCGCAGTCGGCAGGGCCGTCCGGTGAAACGCCGGTGGCGGGCCGAGCGCTGCGTGCCGCTGCAGGTGTTGGCCTGGATCCTGGGGGCGATACTGATGATGCCGCTGTGGCTATGGCTGATAGGGTGGTGGATGCGGTGACCAAAGCAATCGAACCCGAAAACCTGCGGGTATACGCCAAGCCTACGGCGGGACATGGGTACGCGGTTATTGCCGAAGATACCAGGACTGGAAGAGGCATTGTAATTGGAACCTATGCCGGCCACGACGCGGCCAAAAAAGCTGCGAGGTACATTGAGTACCGGGCCAAACAGAAGCAGATTTTTATCCGGATATGAAAGCGGGGTGAAATGATGCCGGAAACAAAGATGTGCCCGCTGATCTTGATTGCATCCGACATGGACGGCGAAAATTCGCAGTGTGTCATGGATGCGTGCGCCTGGTGGTGGGACGGGGGTTATAAAAATGGCAAATGCGCATTCATGGCCATCGCAGACGCACTACATGACATTGCCATAAAAATGCGGGATGTATAGGCGGGAGCATGCCCGGCTACCGGTACCAGCAGCCGGGGTGGAGGGAATAAGGGGTGGTTTCTACTTACTATTAAACACCCGGAAGGGGGTGAAAACAATGTTTAAAAGTGCACGAAAGCTGGCTGGGTTAAGCATAGAAGGTGCAGCATTCCAACTTAATATAGGCAGCCGGACACTGGTAAATTATGAAAATGGCCATACACTTACGCCACCGGATGTAGTCCTTAATATGTCTGAAACATACCAGCAACCCCGCTTGGCCGCAAAGTATTGCGCGGAACAGTGCCCGATCGGGCAGAAATATGCGCATAGTGTACCGGAAAAGGACCTGGCAACTGCGGTACTTGGCTTGATCAAGGAATACAACGACGTTAAAAAAATCCGTGACCGGCTAATTGAAATCTCTGCTGATGGGGTGATAGACGAAGACGAAAGGCCGGACCTGGAAGTGATACTTCAGGAACTGGGCGAGTTGGAATTGGCCATAGAAACCCTGAAGTGGTGGGCAATGTCAGAGCTAAAAACACAGAGAAACAGAAAACCCGCCCCGGCGATGGTGGCCGAAGAGCGGGTGGTGTACGGGCAAAAAAATAGAGCCGTTCTTTAAACGGCCAGATAAATACCCAAACCCATTTTACCACGCCGGGCCATGGCGTGGCAAGGAAAGGGGATAAAATTGGACCCCACGATGGAAAATCCGGTGCTGAATATTATGCATAAATACATCATGATTTTTGCCCATGACTGGGCAAGGCATAGTGATAGATATCTGAAAGGCATGGCAGCCGGTGCCATACACGCCTGGTATGCAGTTGCCCTGGAGATGGTTCGCACCGGGCAGGTAACCATAGATGATGACCAGCTAAACGAGATCAGAGACGAATATCTTTGTCTTATTCATGAAGGCTGGTGCCAAAAAGATTAGCCCACCCGGCGCCCAGCCGGTTTTAGTGGCCGGGTGGCAATACACAGAAAGCGAGGCATCCCCCGGAGCCGGCTGGGAGTGCTTTTTATAACGGAGGTGCATCGTGAGCAAAGTTTTGGATGCTGTAAACGCGATTAAGGCCGCAGAGGCCGCGGTAAAAGATATAGTTCACCCGCTGGCTATCACGGTAGGGCAGGATTACAGTGCAAGTTGAAACCTTGCGTGACTTAGAGCAAATCCCGGGACAAGCAGTGTTCAAAGATGAAGACCAACTCGAATTCCCTGTCTGGGCGCAAAAGGAATATAAAGGAGTAATCTTCTTCTGCGTAACTACAAAGGAAGAGTTTGCGAAGAGTGCATAAGTTTAACCCCCGGCCCAACCTGTTCTCAACAGGTGGGCGGGCTGGGGGGGATTTAAAAAGGAGGTCCATATATTATGAAAATCTTAAAGCTCAGCCTTAAAAACTTCAAAGGTATTCGGAGCTTCACCCTGGACACTCGGGGTGGCAACATTGACATATACGGCGACAACGCAACAGGAAAAACCACTTTGTTTGATGCCTTCATCTGGCTCCTTTTTGATAAGGACAGCCAGAACCGTAAGGACTTCGATATCAAAACCCTCGATCAAAATGGCCAGCCTTTCCATGGACTGGAACATGAAGTGGAAGGCGTGTTCGATATCGGCGGCCGCACAATAGCCCTGCGCAAGGTCTACGCCGAAAAGTGGACTAAAAAGCGCGGTAGCGCAGAGAAAACTTTCACTGGACATACAACTGATTATTACATCGACGGCGTACCGGTGAAGAAAAATGAATATACCGCCCGCATTGCCGATATCGCTGATGAGGAGGCTTTCAAGCTCCTCACAAATCCCCTCTATTTCAATACCCAACTCCACTGGCAGGACCGCCGCAAAATACTGCTTCAAGTCTGTGGCGACATCTCAGATGAGGAAGTCATTGCTTCCGACAAAAGCCTTTCCAGACTACCGGACATCTTGCAGGGCCGCAAGCTGGAGGATCACCGGAAAGTCATAGCCGCCAGGCGGGCCGAGATAAACAAGGAACTCGACCGGATCCCGGTCCGGATCGACGAGGTCCAACAGTACCTGCCTAATATAACCGACATTGACCCGGAAAAAACTGCGCAAAAAATTTCCACACTTAAAGAGGCTGTAAAGGAAAAGGAACTGCAAATTGCACGCATCGAGTCCGGCGGCGAGATTGCGGAGAAGACCAAGGCTTTACGCGAGGTCGAAAGCCAGCTGCTTGAGATTAAAAACAAACACAGGAGCAAGTACGAATCCTGGGTACAGGAACAGCAAAAGCAGCTCAACGAGGCCCGGGAACGGTTCTATAACCTGCAGGGCGACATCAAGAGCCTGGAAAGGTCCCTGGCGTCCAACCAGGAAGCCGCGCAGCGCTATCAAAAGCAGATGGACGAGCTTCGGCAGGAATGGCACAGGGTAAACGCCCAGGAGTTCACCTTCGAGCAGGACGACACCTGCCCCACCTGCGGCCAGCCGTTGCCGGCGGAGAAGTTGGCCGAGGCCAGGGAGAAGGCGCTGGCACGGTTTAATCGTGAAAAGGCTGAACGGCTTGAATCTATTTCCGCCCAGGGCAAGGAACTGAAAGCGAAGGCCGGTGAACTGGTGGCTGAAAATGCAGAAATTGAAAAGAAACTCAAAGACGCCCGGGCCAAGCTGGTAGATGCGGAAGCTGCGGTCAATAGCCTGCAAAAAGAAGTTGAATCCCTGCGCCAGGCCATGGATGGCTACGCCGACGATCCGGCTTATGTCCAGGCGCTGAATCAGAAGCAAGAACTAGAGGCGGCCATTGCTGCACTGAAAGGCGGCCGGCGTGAAGAGATTCAGCGAGTCCGGGAAGAGATTGCGTACCTGGAACAGCAAATCAGGCAAGCGGAAAGCGCCCTGGCCGACATTGAACGCTTCAACATGGGTCAGAAACGCATCGAGGAACTAAAAGAACAGGAACGCCGGCTGGCGGCTGAGTTTGAAAAGCTTGAAGGTGAGTTATACCTGACCGAGCAGTTTATCCGGACCAAGGTGAACCTGCTGGAGGAAAAGATCAACAGCCGTTTTAAGTTCGCCAGGTTCAAACTGTTCGATGTTCAGGTAAATGGCGGCGTGGTGGAGTGCTGCGAAACCATTTACAACGGCGTACCTTATTCCAGCGGCCTGAATAATGCGGCCCGCATCAATGTCGGCCTGGATATCATCAATACCCTGTCGGAGTATTATGGCTTTACGGCTCCTATATTTGTGGATAACAGGGAGGCTGTCACTAAGCTGATCGAGACCCGGGCCCAGGTTATTAGCCTAATTGTCAGCGAGGCGGATAAAAAGCTGCGGGTGGAGTACCCGGAAACTGAAAGCAAATTGGATATGAGGGAGGCTGTGTAAATGAGTAACAAACCAGCGACAAAAACTACGCCTATGCAAAAACTCAAGGGGTTATTGAATGTAGAAAGCGTCAAGACTCAATTTCAGAACGCACTAAAAGAGAACGCCGGGCCTTTCATCGCCTCAATTATCGACTTGTACGGATCAGACAAATACCTGCAACAGTGTGATCCAAACGCGGTTATCATGGAAGCCTTGAAGGCCGCGACCTTGAAACTCCCTATCAACAAACAGCTTGGATTTGCGTATATCGTACCTTACAAGTCCAAGGGTGTGTCGATTCCCCAATTCCAGCTGGGGTATAAGGGTTACATTCAGCTGGCAATGAGGACCGGCCAATACAAGTTTCTGAATGCTGGTATTATTCGCGAAGGCATAAAGGTTGAACGCAACATCCTGACCGGTCAAATAGAATTCACTGGCGAGCCCACCAGCGAAAAGCCGCAGGGATATTTCGCCTATATGGAACTTCTAAACGGCTTTTCTAAAACCGTATACATGACCAAAGAGGAAGTAACTGCACATGCCAAACGCTATAGCAAGTCTTACAACTTGTCCAATTCAGCCTGGAAAACCAACTTTGACGAGATGGCAATGAAAACGGTGATCAGGTTGCTTCTCTCAAAATACGGCATACTGTCAACCGACATGATTTCGGTACTTACCACTGACAGAGATGGGGATGTGGAAAGCGAGGTCGCAAACGAGATCGCAAATGAGGCAAATAAGGAAACTATTGACGTGGAATACGACATTTCCAGTGAAGAAACCGGGGAATCGCCGCCTGAGATGGGACAGGAGTCGGAGCCGGTGGAGCAGCAGGTAGCCGCCGCTGGCCCCGGGTTTTAGATGATCGAGATAACCGCACTGGCCAGCGGCAGCACGGGGAATTGCTACCGGGTGACGGATGGCAAGACCCCGCTGCTGCTGGAGGCCGGGATCAACTACAAACAGATACAGCGGGGACTTAACTATCAGGTGACAAGCTTGGCCGGTTGCCTTGTGAGCCATGGGCACGCTGACCATGCCAAGGCCGTAAAAGACATGGTTAAGGCCGGGATTGACTGCTACATGAGCCTTGGGACCATTGGGGCCCTGGGTATCAGCGGGCACCGAATTAAGCCGGTGAAGGCCAAGGAACAATTCAAGCTGGGCACCTGGACCATACTGCCCTTTGATACGGTCCACGATGCCGCCGAGCCGCTGGGCTTTCTGCTGGCCAACCGGGCAGGAGATAAACTGCTGTATCTGACTGACACGGCATACTGCCGGTACCGTTTCCGGAGGCTTACGCATTTGATGCTGGAAGCGAACCACAGCCTGGATATTCTGAGGGAAAACGTAGCCAACGGGACGGTACCGGTGGATTTGAAAAACCGGATCATCCGAACGCACTTTGGTTTGGATAATGTGAAGGAGTTTTTAAGGGCCAACGATCTGAGCCGGGTGCAGGAGATATGGCTGATCCACCTTTCTTCAGAAAATAGCCATGCCCAGCGGTTTAAAACGGAGATACAACAACTAACTGGCAAACCTACTTACATTGCATAACTCAAAGCCCGGCGGGCAGCCGATGTCCGCCAGTGCGAGGGGGCGGGATAATATGCCAACTAATTGTTCAACCTGCGGCAAACGCTGCCCATGGCTGCGGCCAGACAATGACCAGTGCATGGCCTGTACGGCTACTTGGTATTGCGGGGTGTGCCGGGCGAGGTGGTGTGAGAATTGACCGTTGATGAATGGGTATCTAGGCTAAACAAACTTGCGCGGAAAATGGATGAAATCACTGCAACAACTCATCCTACCGCATGGGATCAGGATGATCACCTTAAAAAGCTTACAGCCCAATATATTCAGTTAGCAAAAGCTAAGGTGGGAAAGGAGCGTAAATTATGAGAGGCAAAAACCCAACGCGTAGGCAGATGGCTATCATAGAGCAGCACCGTTTAAAACCGGCTAACTGGTTAGTGGTAAAGAATCTGCCGGATGCTCTGCATCTGAAGCATCGGCATACCGGTCGGAGGCGGGTGCTGAAGCTGGGAAGGCGGGCTGGGTGATGAAGATATACATAGCTTCATCATGGAAGAATGAGGAATTAGTAAGAGCATTTGCAAAGATGCTCCGTGATGCCGGGCTTGAGGTTGACGACTTTACCGATGACAGCAGGGGCAGGTTTGTTTTCCACTACTCAGAGCTAGGCAATCTTGATGAACTTGACGCGATTAACTTTCTTGAGGATGAACGCTCACAGAGGGCCTTCCAGGAGGACAAGAAATGGCTTGATTGGGCCGACGCTGTGGTGCTTATTCTGCCCGCTGGCAAGTCTGCTCACCTTGAAGCAGGGTACGCCAAGGGGTGCGGCAAGAAGCTGGTTATATGGCAAATGTCTTTCCCTAAGGGCGAGTTTGATGTGATGTATGGTTTTGCTGATTTAATCACCGACGACCATGTGAAAGTTAAAAACTTTCTGCTGGGAAGGCGGGCTGGGTGATGAGTAAATGCAAAAATTGTTTCCTTGGTTTTGGTGGCAACATGTGCGTAAGTGGGCATGAGCCAGTGCCTGAATGTGAGCACTTTATTCAAAAGCATGTCTGCCGCGGCGGACTTGTGCATGATCACAAAATTACTCCGGATGAATGCCGTGAATGCGCCAAGACCTGCAAGGGGTGTATTGAAATGGCGGTAGCCTATGGGTTTGTTGAAATGGAGCGCGTAGCTCATTTGCTTAAGCAAGAAAGGCGGGTCGGGTGATGGTTAATCCGAAACGCATTGCTAAAGGCTTATACTGGGATCGGGCCTGGTCTCTGGTAGAAGGGTGTTCATATGTTTCCAAGGGCTGCACCAACTGTTGGGCAGCCGCCCAGGCACACATGAGGTCGCACCAACAGAACAACAAGATCCGGGCCCGGTATGAGGGGCTGACCACAGAGGAAGGCCGCTGGAATGGGCAGATACGGATACTGTGCGAGAACCTGGACCTGCCTCTGAAACGCCGGAAGCCGACCGTGTGGGCGGTGTGGAATGATCTGTTTCACCCGGAAGTGCCGTTTGAATTTTTGGCCCGTGTGTTTGGCCACATGCATAGCTGTAAGCAGCACACCTTTATAGTGCTAACCAAGCGCCCGGAACGGATGGCGCGGTTTATAAGTTGGTATCGGGAAAATTGGCTGGGAACTTTTGAGGGAGCGTGGCCCAAGGAATATCCGCATGTTTGGCTGGGCGTCACCGCTGAAAACCAGGAGCAGGCCGACGAGCGCATACCAATCCTACTTCAAACCCCGGCAGCGGTACGGTTTGTGAGTTGTGAGCCGCTGCTGGGGCCGATGAATTTAAGAGAACTGGCATTAGGATCGAACGGACATGGATTAGACTTCAAAGTTGATGCCCTTACGGGATGGGCGCATGGCTATAACGAAAAAACAGGAAAGCCAAAGATACACCGTAACGACGAATTTTGCCGTATCCACTGGGTGATCTGCGGCGGAGAAAGTGGCCCCGGCGCCCGCCCCATGCACCCGGACTGGGTGCGGAACCTGCGGGACCAGTGCCAGGCTGCGGGCGTGCCGTTCTTCTTTAAACAGCACGGAGAATGGCGGGAGTGCGAACCGCCAGACCAGTGGGATAGTGCCAAGTACAAGACGACGCAAGCCCATGGGACACACTTTGTAAAGCTGGGTAAAAAAGCGGCAGGCCGCCTTTTGGATGGTTGCGAATGGGACGAGATGCCGGAGGTGGCGGAGTGATGGAAGCACGCAAATACCCTAATTGCGGTGCTGTTTGGTATAGCGCGGATAGTAGCGAAGTATGGGTTTGCGGAAAGTGCGGGGCTGAGATTCCGCCGCCGGAGGTGGCAAAATGACACCACAAGAATTGGAGCTTAGTACAACGCCGGTATGGGTACGGCCGGAGGTGAAGCTAATTGGATTACCTAGAGTTCCTTAAATCAAAAATAGAAGTTGCTCCCGAAACCGGCTTTGAAATTTCACTTGATGATATAAATCCGGTCCTGAAACCCCACCAAAAAGACGCCGTTCGCTGGGCCGTTAAGGGTGGAAGGCGGGCACTTTTCGAGAGCTTCGGCCTGGGCAAGACGGTGCAGGAGCTGGAGTTTTGCCGCATTGTAACCGAGCGCATGAGTGGCAGGGCCCTGATGGTACTGCCGCTGGGCGTGAAGCAAGAGTTTACCCGGGATGCGGTGCAGCTTTTGGGCATGGAGGCCCCGCTATATGTCCGCAACATGGAAGAGGTGCGGCAGGCTTCCGGCCGGATTCTGCTGACAAACTATGAACGGGTACGGGACGGCGATATTGACCCCAAGTATTTCACAGCCACATCACTAGACGAAGCATCGGTACTACGCAGTTTCGGTAGCAAGACATATCAAACATTTCTCAATAAATTCAAGGGCGTGCCGTATAAGCTGGTATCCACGGCCACACCAAGCCCAAATAGGTACAAGGAGCTTATCCATTACGCCGGGTACCTGGAGGTAATGGATACTGGCCAGGCACTGACGCGGTTTTTCCAGCGGGACAGCACCAAAGCCAATAACTTAACGTTATACCCACACAAAGAGGATGAATTTTGGTTCTGGCTCTCAACATGGGCGCTGTTTATTACCAAGCCGTCTGACCTGGGATACTCTGACGAGGGCTATGACCTGCCGCCGCTGGAAGTCCGGTACCACGAAGTGCCGGTTGACCATAGGACTGCCGGCGCTGACCGTGATGGACAGTTAAGACTTTTCCGTGATGCTGCTGCTTCTCTTGTGGATGCTGCGAAAGAAAAGCGGGACAGTATTGGTACCAGGGTAGCCAAGATGGCCGAGATTGTTGCACAAAGCCCGGATGACCATTTTATCCTGTGGCATGACCTTGAAGCGGAGCGGCACGCCATTAAGAAGGCTATTCCCGGGGTTGTGGACATCTACGGCAGTCAGAACCTGGACACCCGGGAGCAGCGCGTCATCGACTTTTCAGAGGGCAAAATCAGGCTGTTCGCTACAAAGAAGGAACTATCCGGCAGCGGCTGCAACTTCCAGAGGCACTGTCACCGGGCGATTTTCCTGGGTATCGATTATGAGTTCAATGATTTTATTCAGGCAATCCATCGGATTTACCGTTTCCTTCAGACAGAGAAGGTCATCATTGACATTATCTACACCGAAAGCGAGCGCCAGATACTACAGGCACTGCTAAAGAAGTGGGAGCAGCACAACTACCTGGTGGAGAAAATGACGACGATTATTAAAAAATACGGGCTCTCAAGTACATCTGTCACAGATAAGCTGACCCGGAGTATAGGGGTGAAGCGTGTGGAGATTAAAGGTAAACATTTTATCGCGGTGAATAACGATTGCGTTCTGGAAACAGCACGAATGACGGAAAACAGCGTTGACCTTATCCATACATCAATACCGTTTTCCAACCACTATGAGTACACGCCAAGCTATAACGACTTCGGCCACAACGAGGATAACGACAGGTTTTTTAAACAGATGGACTTTTTAACCCCCGAGCTCTTACGTGTTTTGAAACCGGGGCGCGTTGCCGCGATACACGTTAAAGACAGGATACTTTACGGCAATGCAACAGGGACGGGGATGCCTACAGTAGACCCGTTTTCCGACATGACGGTGTTTCATTTTATAAAACATGGCTTCCAATACATGGGCAGAATAACCGTTGTTACGGATGTTGTCAGAGAAAATAACCAGACTTATCGGCTGGGCTGGACGGAGCAATGTAAAGACGGTACCAAGATGGGGGTAGGGTGTCCGGAGTATATTTTGCTATTTCGCAAGCTGCCGACCGATACCAGTAAAGCTTATGCCGATGCTCCGGTTAAAAAGACCAAGCAGGAATATACCAGGGCACAGTGGCAAATTGACGCACACGCTTTTTGGCGTTCATCTGGAGACCGGTTTTTATCAAAAGAAGAGCTTGCGACGATACCCATTAAAAACCTACAGGCTGTTTACCGCAAGTTCTCCCGGGAAACCGTATATGACTACCATGAGCACGTGGAACTGGCTAAAAAACTGGATAAAGACGGCCGCTTGCCGGCATCGTTCATGGTGGTTGCGCCGGGGTCCTGGACTGACCGTGTTTGGGATGATATCAACCGGATAAAAACACTAAACACGTCACAAAGCAGACGGCGGGAGCAATTACACGTTTGCCCGCTGCAGATTGATATAGTTGAACGGATTATCAACAGGTATTCCAATCCCGGGGAAGTTGTGTTCGACCCGTTTGCAGGATTATTTACGGTGCTCGTGGTGGCCATAGAAATGAGGCGCAAAGGATATGGTATTGAACTTAACACTGACTATTTCCGGGATGGTGTTGGGTACCTTCAGGCAACTGAATCAGAAATCAATATGCCGACATTGTTTGATTTTATAGCGGAAGAGGTGGGGTAATATGAGACCAAATGATGCCGCGTAAGCCTTTCGCGGCGCTGCTGCGGCAGAGCCAGCGTGTGGACGAGCTGGTGGTGGAGTATCAAAGGGCGTTAAAAGGGGAAGTCGTCAGACGAGTTGGCTAAACTTAAGACAAAATCGCGAGGAGAGTTAATATGAACTACCTGTCAGAGATTGTAGCATTCACCGAATGGAAGGAAGTAAACCAGCTTCCTGCCAGTGCAATTGCATTATGGTACGAACTGATGGCCATTTGTAATAAGACTGGGTGGCAGCAGGAATTTACTGTTCCAAACGGTTTGCTACAGATCAAGGCTGGACTTAGTAGAAAAGAGTTCGATCGAGCTCGTCAACTACTTATCCAGGCTGGCAGGATCAATTACAAAAAATCAAACCGAGTAAATCAGGCCGGAAAATATGAAATAATCCCGTTTGTTCAAAAGGGACAACAGGAGGGGCAACAGCAGGGGAAACAAGAGGGACAACAGGAGGGGCAACGAACGGCACACAGCGGGGGCAACGAGAGGGGCACATTATTTAAACTAAAACAAAACGAAACTAACTATAAAGATGATGATAAATCATCATCAGGGGATGGTCCTCCGAACAACCAGCAACTCATTGCCGAACTCGTGGAAAAGTACCGAGAGATCCCTGGAGTCACTCCGAACAAGGGAGACTATCCGTTCATTGGTCGCCTTTATAACGAAGAAGGGTACGATAAAGTCCTTGAAGCAATCGAAAAACTTAATTGGGTGCTAAAGACCAAAAAAATAGAGAGCACTTTGCTGTACTTGAAGGGCATTCTCAAACCCAAAGTTAAGGGGGAGTCGGCCAAGGTGTGCAATCTCCCGGACGCCAGGGAGATGTTTGGAGATGTTGAAGCATGAAAAACCCCGATTACTGCTGGTGTGACGTTGCTATAGGCGGCGTCAATAAGCGGAATAACATCGTTAACATTACCAAGTTTAAGGTGCCTATCGGAAAAACCGACTGCTACCGGACGGTTTACAGATACCCGGAAGCATTTAAACAGCACTTTGAAAACAAAAAAACGGTGGCCGGTTATCAGGGCCCGGTTTATGCCGACCTGTTTCCTATCGACATTGACGATGAGAATTTGGAACAAGCTCACGATAATGCCCGGCGTGTACTTGACAGACTGGCTGCGGCATATGACGTTGACCTGCAGCAAGTGAAGTGTTTTTTCTCCGGCGCTAAAGGTTTTCACATTATGATCCCGACATCGATGTTTGGGTGCTATGCCAGCCCGCGCCTGCCGGTCGGATTTAAGAAAATGGCTGCCGCATTGCTCCAGGGGATTAATTACGACAGTAGTATTTATGACACGGTACGCCTGTTCCGGCTAAGCAACACGATTAACAGTAAGACTGGGCTATACAAGATACCGCTTTACGCGATGGAGATACTGCATAAAGAAACTGCCGATATCTTAGAACTTGCTAAAGAACCCCGGACCATAGAACCAGTTGATGAAATAAGCTATAACAGCCAATTGGCCGAACTTTTCCAGAAGTCCATACGGGAAGAAAAGAAGGATGATCGGTTGCCGGCGGGGGCCCTGACCAAACCTAAAGACGCTAAGCTGTGCTACTATGCTATCATGGACGGTGTTGGTCAGGGGATGCGTGATAACTGTGCTTTAAGGCTGGCAGTATACTGGCGTAAGCAAGGCCTGGCTGACGATATGATTATGGGTATCATGCGGGCCTGGAACCAGCGCAACAGCCCACCGCTGAAAGAAAAGGACATCGAAAAAGCGATCCACCAGGCTATCGAAAGGCCATATGACTATGGGTGTAATGACCAGATCCTGCAGCAGTATTGTGATAACCGATGCCGGTTTAAGAAAAAGCAAGAGACCAAGATCACTGCAGACAAAATATACACCATAGAGGAGGCCCGGGCAAAGTACGAGGAGTACGTGCAGGAACTTGAAAAGCGCAAAATTAACCTGGGGATATCGATTATCGACCGGGCGATAAGGGGCATCGCCCCAGGAGAAGTATGTGAGGTGCTGGCCAGATCTGGAGTAGGCAAAACAGCTTTTTTAATAAACGTCATCCGGAGTGTTGCCCTAAACCAAAAGACGCCCACCCTGTTCTTTTCTCTGGAGCAGCCGCTGGCCCAGATATACGAGCGGGCAGCCCAGATAACAGTGCGTCAGGAAGGACAAGCTATTGAAAAAGCGGTTAGGGCTGGCGACGCAAACGCCAGGTCACTTGCAAAGCTGGTCGGGATGAATTTTGAAAAGGTTTACATCGTTGAAGAAGATTTTCTTACTTACGAGGACCTGCGCGAGTTTATTCAGGTGGCCGAAACAGAAAAGGTACATGAACCGGTGCGCCTGGTGTGTATCGACTATCTGGGGCGAATGCGTGGCGAACGCGGGTCACAGTATGAAGTTACCAGTGAGTTAGCTAAACAGCTAAAAAGACTGGCTAAAGAACTAGACGTGGCGGTACTGTACCTGCACCAAACAAACCGCAGCGGCAAAACCGGGGCCGAGCCTATTACCATGGATATGGCCCGGGATTCCGGGGTGGTGGAAGAAGCAGCGGACTTTGTGTTAGGCCTATGGCGGCCGGATATTGATAAGCCTGAGGCACAGAAAAGCGAATCGGAAGAACTACGGGTGGCTGTGCTAAAAAACAGAAAAGGACCGTTGTGTCAGATTGGACTTGATTTTAACAAAAAATACCTGACCATCGAGGATCCAAACAAGCGGCCACTCGTAGCCGAGGAAGTGCCGTTCAAGGAAGGAGAGTTGCCGTTTGAGTGAGATAAAATGCCGTTTCTGTAATTCCAAATCATACCGCGTATAACCACATGAAATACATGGTGCCGGACTGTATTGCAATGAATGTGGACGGTTTATTAAGTGGGCTGGTAAAGGCAAGCGTAAGAATCGGCGTAATAAGAACAGCGATCATATGAGAAGATGGCGCGAACTTGGTCCGCTGCGCTGCCATTGGTGTGGGGTGTATGAGAACGAAACAAAAGCGCATTTTGAACTAGATCATATTATCCCACTGGAAGATGGCGGGGAGGACGTTTTTAGTAATACTCGTCCACTATGTAGTGCCTGCCATTGGTCAAGAAATGCTGAACTTCACCGAATGAAGTATTTCCGTAAATTGGATGAGCAAACCGAGATGTATGAAGGGTATTTACGAGAATTGGAAGCCAAAAAAGCGGATCGTGAAACTAAAAATTTTAAAGAAACAAGCCCACCGTGGTAGAAATTGACCCCATGAATTTCGGAGGTGATCCCATGGCAGGCGCAGATTACGAAACGCCCCAGGTCTGTATCGAGTGCTTGCGCTGCATCCGGCATTACCGGGAGCTATGCCCCGGGCTGGTCGTTTGGTCCCGGGAAGGATGCATCAGCGCAAGCAAGCCCTGGCGGGAGAAGCGGGAGGCGAAATCATGCGAACAGTAGCTGTTTTGGAGACCGAAAACGCTCAACTGAAAGCCGAGAACCGGGAGCTGCGGGCGAAGGTGGAGCAGTTGGAGGCGCAATGCGCGGTGATGTGGGAAGCGTTGGAACAGATATATTATGGCCCGTTTATCATGCATAAGAGTTGGACGGAAATGATTGATCAAGCCCTCTCCGCCGACGCAGGCCGGGAGATGCTGGAACGGGTGCGGAAGCTGGAGAAGGTGGCAGAGGCGGCCAATGATTGCGTTAATATGGTTTGCTGAATATGAAGTACACTGATAAATTAAGCGACGAAACAAAAGCATTAATAAAGGCCCTTGCCGCCCTGGCCTTGCCGCCCTGGATGAAAGGGGCGGGAGTGATGGTTTACAAACCAGATAAAAAACAACTAAAGCAAGCAAGAGAACGATTAAAGGATCGGAAGAATAGGGGCACTGATGATGAATACTTCAAAAACTTGATTGAGCAACTTGAAAATGGTCCCTGGCCTACATTTGTACAGCAAACCAAAGGTGCCCGGCAAGAGCGTGCGCGAATACGGGCGGCGGTAGCAGAAATGCGGGAAAAATGGAGCAAAAACCAAGACCCAACTAATACATGGTACTTTATCGGCAGGTTGGCGGCGTATGATGATATTCTCCGCTTTCTCGACCCCGCCGCCGAACCGGAGGCACACAATGCGCACTAAACCCGAGAACCCCCGCGTCCGGGTGCAGCACCTGCGGGCCACGCGCTGCTTTGGCCAGGCGGTGCCGGCACATGACGGCTTGGCAGCGCCCCGCATCCGTTCCCGGGAAGAGCGGGTGATCATCCTGGAAGAACTTGACTTCAGCTGGACGCGCAGCGACATTGCCCGGGCGGTGGAACTCTGGAACGCGGGCGCCGGCCTGGTGGAGATAGCGGAGCAGCTGCGCGGGTCCGGGGGAAGGGCGCAGTATGAAACGCTGCTGCTGTTAGTGCACCTGGCGCGGGAAGGGAAGATTAGCGAACGGCCGGGAGGGATATTGGGCAACTAATAAACGGAGGTGGCATCCATGAGCCAGAGCGGCCATAACACCAGTATTGCAAAACATCGCCTTGGGTGTCGACTACCGCATGAGTCCAGCAGTGTAGGCGACGGTTACGCGGCGAACGGGCCGGTGGTGACGTATAAGTTGAGCCCGGAGGAACTGGCCAAGTACGGGCCAGCGAAACAGGCCAGCGAGAAAAAGCCATTTGCATTAAACCTTACCCGGAAACGAAAGGAGAGTGGGGATATGGGATTTGAAAAGTATCCGGTCAAAGATAAGGCCGGTAAAGAGACCAAAGAAGGTAAAGCTAAGGGAACTGAAACGTTGACCATATTCCAGGCGATAAAGCTTAAAGAAGGACTAATTGCCGAGGTTGAGTGTATAGAAAAGGTTTTATCGCCGGAATTAACACCTGGTTTTAGGCTTATAACAGTAAATTACCGGGATCAATGTAAGTCCAAGTTGCAGCGGATAACCAAGGCGTTTAGCGAAACGGTGATCGAGATATGATGCCTAAACCAGGCGACCGCGTCCGCATCCTGCGCGGCCAAAATAAAGGCAAGACCGGCATGTACCTGTACGAGTACCGAGGCAGGGCGGTGGTCCAGTATGGTCCGTCGTACGCACACCGGGCGTACTTAAAGCCGGAGAACCTGGAAAAGGTGGGTGAAACGCATGGCTAAATGCATCATGTGCGGCTGTGACACCGGCGACCACATAACCATGTGCCGCCGGTGCGCCGAGGAACTGATACCGGTACAAAAGCCGGCGGCGATTGTGCCGAAGCGGGCCAAGCAGTCGCGGAAGAAGCGAGGGAAGGCGGCGTGACCAGGATCAGCCAGGCCCGGGCCCGGGAGTTGGGGTTGCTTCCGCCACGGGAAAGCAAGTACCGGTCCCGGAAGGCGACCGTGGATGGTATAACCTTCGACAGTCGAAAAGAGGCCCGCAAGTATGAGGAACTGAAGCTGCTCAAGCGGGCCGGCGAAATTGTTGACTTTGAACTGCAGCCAGAGTTTGAACTTCAGCCCGGCTTCCGGGATCGGGACGGGAACTGGGTGAGACCAATCAAATATAGGGCGGACTTTTTGGTCCGGTACCATAACGGCCGGGTGGTGGTGATCGACACAAAGGGGTACCGGACCAAAGAGTACGCTATCAAGCGAAAGATGCTGCTGTATCGATACCCGGGAATTGAGTTTGTGGAGGAATAACTTGACAAGCCTTGCGTGTTAAGTAATGCGTTCAAGTAACGCGGTTTTGTCAAGTGGACCGTCAGGAAAGGAGCGGTTACAATGACAGACCAAGAAAAGGTAGACCTAATCAACACATTACATCCAAAAGTCGTTGACTATGATGCTGATGGCGAGATTTGCTATTACGTTTATGTTCCTCTTGATGATGAGACAAGGGATGTGCTCAAAAAGTTGGGTTGTGATGATAATTATATAAACCTAAATTCGGTTGAAGGATTGGGACAACTGCTTTTTGATTTGACTCAGGTGGGATTTGACTTTGCAAATTGGTGGCATAGCGAAAGCGGTTTTAGTCTTATTAAACCGATTGAGTGTTAGGAGCGTGAGCCTATGGATATTTGGAAAGTGTTTTGGGCCAGTATCGCTGCAGCCCGAATAATGGCCGCGCAAGCCAGGGAGCAACACATGGCCGCCCTGGCGCCCCAGCTTCCACCCGCCGGCCTACGCACCGGTAAAACGGTCATACCCAGGGCCCGGGCGCATCTGCCGGCGGGAATCAGGAAGCGAATAGATCAGGAGGAAGTTTAATCGTGTCGGGTAGAGAGAAAATACCTAATTGGGAACGCTTCCCGTACCGCAAGGACGAACACGGCAACAACCTATGTCGCTGGTGTGGGAAGCCAGTACCACCTCCAAAGCAAACATTTTGTGGCCCGCGATGTGTGAGAGATTTTAAGATGGTTACGGATTGGCAACGGGTACGGCGCGTTATTTATGAGCGTGATGGCGGTATTTGTATGAAGTGCGGCAAAGAGGTGCCGAATAAAAAAGGCGGCTATCACGTTGATCATATAGTGCCGATTAGTGAAGGCGGGGCGGAATGGGACTTAAACAACCTGGAGTTATCTTGTCCGGAGTGTAACCTGAAAAAGGGGGCAAAAATTGAATAGCGGGGGTGGTGATATGCCAAAGGTGCTTAGACCAAAGCCCTATCAGGTAGAGTTATCAGACCACGCCTGGCAACGCTTCTGCCAGCGGTCAGAGTTTCGGGCCAGCCGTAAAAAATTACTGCGAAGGCTTAAAGCGCAAATAAACACCCAGCTGGCGGTGGGTATGCGGCTGGACAAGACCAGCGCCGGGTGGCTGGAGGTTTATCCCGGCGTATGGGCTGCGGTAAGGCTTAAAGGGGCGTGCTGGATGGTCATGACGTTTATTGATGAGTGGAGTGGGTTGGCTGAAAAGGAGGCGGTAGGATGAACTACCGGGATCAGATAAATGCCTTGCTTGACCAGCAGGATGCGAAGGGACAAAGCAAGTACGGGCATCCGCTGGAGCAGAGTACAGCAGCTATAACTGAGCGCCTGTATCATCTTGCGGAAGAATTGGTGGACGGCTTGCGCTATACGTTATGGGTAATTGATAAGCTGGAGCGGAGGTTAAAAATGCAAGTTCAGGTGAAATTATTAAACCCCAACTGCCGGCCGTACCGCAAATACATCCACGATGCCGGGTTTGACCTACGGGCGAATATACCGGCGCCGATTAAACTACCACCCGACGGCCGGGTCAAGATAGGCGCCGGCGTATGCATGGCGATCCCGCCCGGCTACTACGGCGACATTCGGGGGCGCAGCAGCCTGAATGTCGCCGGGATACTTTGCCCGGGCGGAACGGTGGACGCCGGGTATACCGGGGAGATTTGTGTTGTGCTTGTAAACCTGTCGGGTGAGCCATACACGGTGCAGCCGTACGAGCGAATCGCGCAGCTGACCATCACGCCGATACCGGAGGTGGAGTTGGTCGAGGTGGACGAGCTGGCCGGCAGTGAGCGTGGAAACCAGGGGTTTGGGAGTACGGGGAGGGTGTAAGGCACACACTCTGTTTAAAATGTGCACTAGCTAAAAAAAATGTGAAGGAGTGAATGTAAATGATGAATGAACAACAAATAAAGGATGCCCAAAAATGTGAAGAAATGGCTAGACAAAACAAAGGCATGGATTGTATCGGGTGTAGTTGCAATGTGTGCCTAGCTCTAATACCTCCCCAACTTACTACACGGAACGCCGTAAAAGAGACAATAAGGTTTGTTTTTGAGCACTTGCAAGATCGAGGGCTAGTTAAATTCACTCAAAAAGAAATTGAAGAAGCAATAATAAAGATGCACGATGATGATATTTTCTTTGATGAGTTAATTGATTTTATGTATGACCACATAGAGGATTTTGGGGAGAATTACGGGTTATAAACTAACCCCGTGGAGAAGTCAGTATATCGAATTACGCATTAGTTAAATTATGCGACAAGGGGGTAAAAATAATGAGTATATCCTGCAATTGCAGCGTGGACTTGTGCGATGCGGAAGCACCAGAATTTTACCGAGAGGACTTTTTGACTGCTAAAAAGGCGCACAAGTGTACTGAATGCGGCGGCGAAATCAAGCCGGGCCAAAGGTACCGCTTGGTGGTTGGCAAGTGGGACAGGCATCTTGAGACCTTTCGTACCTGCATGCCTTGCCACCGAATCGGTGAGGACCTTTGCCCGCAAGGATATTATATAGGCGGACTGGTAGAGATAATTCAAGAGTGCCTGGGATTTGACTATCGAAAGGTGCCAAAAGAATATTTGTAACGTCACATTCCAAAGAAAATGCGAAAGAACCTTTCACCGGGCTTGCCTGGGCCTGATCACCCGGGCAAGCGGAAGAGAAACAGGGGGTAGCAACTTGAATGATAAACTAACCAAAAACATAGAGCGAACGGCGGCGATAATCGATTTGGTGGCGGCTATTATCTTTGTGGCGATGCTGCTCAAGGTGTACGGTTGGCTGGATGAGATGCTGGTAATGATAGGCGGTTAGCATGTAATCTTTGGGAGGTGTTAACATGAAGGCTGAAGATTTCCGCCGGGTCGAGGCGTGGCTTTACTCGATACCCAGGCTTGAAATAGCTATCAAAAATTTACAAATGGAGCTTGAGAAGCTAGACACCAAGGCCGCATCGCCGCCACGGTGGATGAGTAACCTAAGCGGCGCGCCTGTAACCGGCGGGAATCTGGACAGCCGCCAGGCCAGGTGGGTTGAGTTTATGGATGAATACCCGGTTCGACGGGCGGAGATTATGCAGGACATCCAGGATCGGCTCAGACAATTGCAGTGTTTTAGGCGGGTGATGGAGCTGCTGCGGGAGGAAAATGCGCAGTATGCTCAACTGGTAAGGAAGAAGTACCTGGAGAAAGTGCAGCCGGACCGGGTGATATGGGAGAACCATTTATTTGTAAGTAAGGCAACTTTTTACCGGATGCGGATTTATGTGGTAGAGGCTTTTTATGAATGTTTGCCGGGCCAGTTTCCGCACAGGAATGCGAGCTGAGACTTTTTTGAGACTGTTTTGCCGGGAAAGTGTGGTATTATCGTATCATAGGGAAGCCGCCCAGGGGGCGGCTTTTGATTTGGGGTCGTGTTGAGCGGCCGCACCGGTGGTGTGTTTTTCGATGAAGCCATTTGCAAAGAAGTTTTATAAAAGCAAGGCCTGGCTGAAATGCAGAGAGGCATACATCGCCAGTGTGTTCGGGTTGTGTGAGCGGTGTCCGCGGCCAGGGCATATTGTGCACCACAAGATCAAGCTTACGCCGGAGAATATCAACAACCCGGACGTAACGCTGAACTGGGATAACCTGGAGTATCTTTGCCTTAATTGCCACAATCGTGAACATGGTGGGGCGAGTACGGCAGAGGGATTGAGGTTTGATGAGAATGGGGACTTGGTTGTCAGTGATTAACCTTAAAAATTTTAGAATTTACCACCCCCCCGGTCAGAAAATCTGGTTAGGCATCAAGGGACCGAGCTGGGGACCTTCAAAAACCTCGGAATAATATCGCACATGACCCCCCTAAAAGGTGGTGAAACGCATGGAGATTTCCAGGCAGGAAGCGAAACAAAAAGCAATCAAGAAAGAGTTGCTAAAACTTAGAAGAATAACGAAGAACTTATCCGACGATAAAAAACGAGCCGCCGAGGGTCTCATTCAGGAGGCCGCCTTCATGCGTGCAACCCTGGGTGAGCTCCGGGAGATTATCGACCGAGAGGGGCCGGTGGAAATATTTCGCCAGGGTGATTACGAGTACAACCGTGAGCACCCGGCCGTCAAGTCATACAGCACGATGATTCAACGGTATTCAACTGTCTGCAAACAGATCCTTGATCTGTTGCCGCAAGACAAGCCTAAGACGGAAGCTGATGAACTGATGGAGTTTGTGAAGAAGGCGAGGAAATGAGTCAGCCGAATTATATTCTCGAGTATTGGAATAAAATTCAGTCCGGCGAAATAGTCGCCTGTAAGCGCCTGGTTCAGCAATATCAAAAACTTGTTGACGAACTTAACAACCCACGTGATCCGTGGGTTTTTGATTTGGAGAAGGCAAACCAGCCGATTGAATTCATAGAGAAATTCTGCAAACACTCAAAGGGCAAGTGGATTGGAAAGCCGGTCGAACTGGGATTGTTCCAGAAAGCTAAAATACAGGCTGTTTATGGATTTGTTCATAAGGATACAGGGGTAAGGCGTTGCCGGGAAGTATTTACTTGTGTCGCCCGGAAGAATGGTAAAGCCCTGAGCGTTGATACGCCAATTATAACCCCTGACGGCTGGAAAGTTATGGGCGAGTTAAACGTTGGTGATTATATTTACGGCGCAGATGGAAAGCCGGCTCGAATAAAATTTACTTCTGAAATTTTTAATGACCATACATGCTATGAGGTAGAATTTGAAGATGGCGAAAAAATAATCGCAGATGCAGAACACGTCTGGACTGTAATAACCAAGAACAGTAGAAGGATGCTTAAACGCAAATTAAAAGGCACAAGGAAATTACAACGAACTGATTACCGAGAAGGCAATGGCTATTTCAATATAACTACTGAGGAAATGGCAAAGGATTTTGCTAGGGTGAGAAAAGATGGAAAAGGCATTGAATATAAATACCGCGTGCCAATAAATAAAGCTATAGAATTTCCGCGCGCTAATTTGCCTATAGACCCCTATGTTCTTGGTGTTTGGTTAGGGGACGGATCAAGTTGTAGCGGTAGAATAACAATTAATTGGCAAGATTCACAAATACTTGATGAAATAAAAAAAGCTGGATATGTTTTAATAAAAAGAGAAACCGACAAAAAAGCAGGCACCGTAACGATTACAAACGACAAAAGCAAATACTGTATTAGAGGACATCTTAAATCTGAGAACTTTAATTATAAAACCAATAAGTGTTTAGCTTGTGAGAAAATGACAGGTTATGCCCGAAGGCATGGTTTAGAAATACCTCCATATACAAATTTGTCGCTTCAAGGCAACTTAAGGGCATTGAATCTGTTAAACAATAAACATATCCCTAAGATGTATTTAATGTCATCAGTTGACCAGCGGATGGAATTGTTAAGGGGATTAATGGACACTGACGGTTATGTTGAAAAACGCGGCCAGTGTGAGTTTGTCCAAAAGAGTAAGGTAATAATTGATGGCTTCAGTGAATTGCTTTTAAGCTTGGGGATAAAGCACAGTATCAGAGAAAAAACCGCAAAGTGCAATGGAAAAGACGCAGGGACTGTTTATTCAGTCCTTTTTTATTGCGATAAAACAAACCCCTGTTTTAAGCTTCAGAGAAAGCTTGATCGGCTAAAAGATAAACTGTGTTCTAGAATGGCAAATAAATCCATTGTGAACATTAAAAAAGTTGACACAGTGCCGACCAAGTGCATTGGTGTGGATAATGCGGACAATTTATATTTAGCTGGCAAGAGAATGACTGTAACGCATAACAGCACAGAGAAGGCAGCAACCGGTAATTATATGCTTATTGGCGACGGCGAAGGTGGTGCCGAAGTTTATTCGGTGGCCACAAAAAAGGACCAGGCCCGTATTGTATTTACCGAGGCCGTTAATATGATTTCTCAATCGCCAGCGCTTTCAAAACATATAAAGAAACGTAAGACTGACTTGTACTTCCCGGTGACATTCTCGAAATTTGAACCCCTGGCCAGCGACAGCAACAGCCTAGATGGCTTGAATACCCATTATTGTGTTATGGACGAGTTACACGCTATAAAAGATCGCAACCTCTATGACGTGATGAAGCAGTCTATGGCCGCCAGAGAGCAACCACTACTTGACATGATAACCACAGCCGGCTTTGTTCGGGAGTGTATTTTTGATGACATTTACGATTATGCCTGCAAGGTCCTGGATGGCGTTATCGAGGACGAAAGATTCCTGGCTTTTATTTACGAACTTGATGATCGCAACGAGTGGACCGACTTCCGGGCATGGGAGAAGGCTAACCCTGGACTGGGCACAATCAAGTCTTATGAAGAACTAGCGGCCAATGTGGAGCGGGCAAAGCATGATAAAAACTTTTTACCTACGGTGCTAACAAAGGATTTTAATATCCGTGAAACAACGGCAGATAAGTGGCTAACTTTCGAAGAAGCCAATAACGAGGAAGTATTCGACATCGAGGAACTGCGCGACTGCTACGGCATTGGCGGGGTTGACTTGGGAGCCACCACCGACCTGACCTTTGCCGGTATACTAATAATGAAACCGGGAAGCGAGCAAAAATATTTTGTTGGTCAGGGTTTTATGCCGGCTGACACCATCGAGCAGCGCAGTAAAGAGGATAAGGTGCCCTATGATAAGTGGGCTGAGCGAGGACTGATTACGCCGTGCCCGGGCAACAAGGTCGACTATCGATACGTCACTGACTGGTTTCTAAAAATGCGTGATGAATACGGCATAATCGCCTACTGGTCCGGCTACGATAGCTGGAACTCCCCGGCGTGGGTAGAGGATATGGAGAACCGAATTGGTTACACGAATAAGGAGAACCTCATTCCGGTAATCATGGGTGCCCGTACCCTTTCGGCACCGATGAAGGAGCTTAAGGCCGACCTGGCCGCAAATGGCATTAACTATAACAACAATCCCTTGGTGAAATGGGCACTTACAAACGTGGCGGTCGAGGTTGATAAAAACGAAAACATCCGGCCGGTGAAGGGCAAGAACCAGCGCCAGCGCATAGATCCAGCTGTTGCTCTTTTGATTGCGTACACTGTTTTAACTAACAATTTGGAAGACTACAAAGGCCTGATAGGGGGATAAATATATGGTTGAACGTAAATCTTGGGAAGAGTTTAGAACGCTTGGCTTTCTATGGTGGATAAACATGATTCTGCACACCTTTGGGTGGGCAATAACTTTTGACTTTGACGACAGCGGAAAGCTTAAAGAGGTTTACCCGGCCCGCGTCAAGTATCGCGGTTTTTCCGAAAAGATCAATTCCGAAGGTTATATAAAAGTATCTGAATTTATGAAAGCCAACGCCGAACAACTTCATCAAGAGAGCATGGAATAATTCTTTAATGACGTATGCCTGATAGGGTGGTGATTACTTGGCAGAAAAACGCAGTTTATTTCAAATGATATTTGGCTGGGTAAAAAACAAGGCCGGATTCACCCGCCTGCAAATGTTAAACGGATACTCGCCAACATTTTCGCCCTGGGGTGGCGACCCTTATGAAGCTGATGTGGTAAGGTCGGCTGTGGATGCCATCGCCAGGAACGCAGCCAAACTCAAAGCCAAGCATATTCGCCGCGTTGGAAATGAGATCATTCCAGTGGGCGGCCAAATTGAAAGGATTTTGCAGATAAGGCCCAACCCCAACATGAGCGCCTATGACTTTTTATACAAGCTTATAACCACCCTGATGATTGATAATAACGCTTTTGCATATCCTGTCTGGGACGGCATGACTCTTAAAGCCATATGGCCGGTTAACTGCAGCTTGGCTGAGTTTATGGAAGACCAAAGCGGGACAATATACGTCAAGTTTTATTTTGGTGCCGGGCATCAGGTGATTTTACCGTATTCCGAGGTTTTTCATTTACGCCGTCATTTTTATAAATCAGACATGGCCGGGGAGGATAACGAAGCTCTTGATACCACCCTTGAAGCAATCCATACATCTAACGAGGGGATTGCTCAAGCTATAAAGACCAGCGCAAACCTGCGAGGATTAATCAAGTATCAGGGTATGTTAAAAGAGTCTGACATCAAGGCCAACCGAGATCGTTTTGTGCAAGAGTATATGACCATGAACAACTCGGGCGGCGTTGCAGCCCTGGATGCAAAGGCAGAGTATCAGGAGTTAAAAAACGACCCAAAAATCGTAAATGCATCTCAAATGAAGGAACTGCGCGACATAGTTTACCGGTACTTTGGTGTCAATGAAAACATTGTTATGGGTAAGTACACCGAGGATGAATGGGATGCGTTTTATGAATCTACGTTGGAACCACTGGCCATACAAATGTCGCTGGAGTTTACTAGTAAGTTATTCACTGCCCGGGAGCTGGGCCACGGCAATGAGATAATTTTTGAGGCCAACCGATTGCAGTATGCCAGCACCAAGACTAAAGTACAGATGGCTGAAAAAATGATTCCTATGGGGTTGCTCACGATAAACGAGGCCCGGGAGATATTTAACCTTGCACCGGTTGAAGGCGGAGACAGGCGTATTGTATCGCTAAACTACGTTAATGCGGATAAAGCTGACTTGTACCAAATCGGGGAGGGCGATGATGATGGCGGAAAAAGCCAAGAGGGAAATTAGAATTGCGGAACTCAGGGCGCTTGAGCCAGCAGGCGACCAGCAAGAAATGATAGTTGAGGGCCGAGCTATTGTTTATGATAAGCCGACTGTTATGTGGGAGTGGGATGGCGTAAAGTACTATGAAGTTATCGCTCGGGGTGCCCTGGATGGTGCCGACATGAAAGATGTGCCATTTAAGTATAACCACAGCGACGCGGTAATGGTCATGGCTCGGACCAGGAACAAGACTTTAGAGCTAATGCCCGATAATGAAGGGCTTTTGATAAGGGCAAAATTAGCAAATACAACTGCAGGCCGCGACCTGTATGAGTTGATTAAGCGTGGCGACATTGACAAGATGAGCTTCGCTTTTACCGTGTTGGAACACAGTTACAACAAGGATACGCGCACCCGTACCATTCTTAAGTTCAAAAAGATCTGGGACGTCTCGGCGGTGGATACCCCGGCGTATCAGGATACATCAATTTCCGCAAGGAGTTTCTTTGAGGCGGAGGCCGAGAGGGAACAAAAAGCGGCGGAGGCTGCGCAATTGCGGAAGCTGCTAATTGCGAAAACTTATCTCTAAAAATTTAACACGGAGGTACAAAACCATGTACGAAAAACGTTTTGAAGAAATTAAGGCACGTAAACTGGAGATCCGGGCCATTTTAGAGTCTGGAGAAGATGCCGACCTGGAGAAAATCCAGGAGGAACTGCGTAACCTGGAGGAAGAAGAGAAAAAGCTTCGCGCCCGCATGCAGGTAATCGAATCTTTGAAGGACGCCGACGCACCTGCTGCTGGTGGAGACAAGCCAAATCCCGGAGAAACCCGTAAGGTTGACACTGCGGGCAAGGTTGAGGATCGCGAAGCCAAGGTTAAGGAGGAGGCAGAAAAGCGCGGTCAAGCGCTGAAAGAAAACCGTGCTGTAACCGTAGGGTCTTCCAATATTATTTTACCGCAGCACCAGGCCACCGACATCAGGCCGACCTTTAACGAGGTATCCAGTCTGATTGACCGTGTTAACGTCAAACCCCTTATTGGCGGCGAGTCTTTCAAGCAACCATACCTGACTGGTTATGGCACCGGTGACTATACCACTGAGGGCGCGGATTATGCCGAAGCCGAAGCTACCTTTGGTTATGCAGACATCAATAAGGCCAAGGTGACCGCATACGCTGAGGACACCGAGGAGCTACAAAAGCTGCCGGCGGCCGCCTACGATGCCGAGGTAATGAAAGGCATTTCCGTTGCGGCTCGCAAAAAGATTTCCCGCGAAATACTGGTCGGTACTGGGGCAACTAATCGACTTGCAGGAATCTTCTCTTCGGCGGCCACTGCGATTGATGCTTCCACCGACATATCAATTTCAGCAATTGACGAAACCACTCTTGACGAAATCGTTTACAGTTTCGGTGGCGACGAGGATGTTGAGGATACCGCTGTGCTGATTTTGAACAAAAAAGACCTGAAAGCATTCGCAACCCTGCGCGACGCGGAAGGCCAAAAAGTATACGATATCAAGAGCAACGGCAACACCGGCACTATTGACAGCGTACCCTTTATCATTAACAGCGCATGTAAGGCAATTTCTGACGCAGCCACAGCCACCGGCGAGTACTGCATGGCCTACGGACCATTGTCAAACTACATGCTTACCATTTTCAGCGACATGGAAGTACAGCGGTCAACTGATTACAAGTTCAAGCAGGGCATGATTGCTCACCGTGGATCTGTATTCCTGGGCGGCAACGTGGTCAGCAAGAACGGTTTCCTGCGCGTGAAGAAAGGTTAAGGTGATCACGCATGAGGATAGGATATAATCCAAAAAGCGGCAGGATAAAAACCGATGGACTGGATACTATCGACCGGGGATTTATTGCACACATGGTTGTAAGCCCTGCCGCCGCCGCAGCTGACAGCGTACTGGCGGCCACTGCCCTGGCTGATGGTGCCACTACTGAGGTAACCGAGGGCATCACCAACCCCGACTATCCCCGGGTGCTGCAGATTCAGGGCAATCAAGCTGGAGTGGCCGGGAACGTAGTAATCGAGGGCACAAATATGGCCGGCGAAACGATTACCGAAACCATCGCCGCAAATGGAGCAAACGCTGTATCCGGCACCAAAGCGTTCCGGACTGTGACAAAAATCACCCTGCCGGCATTAGTTGGCGCGGGGGACACCATATCTGTAGGCGTCACAGATGTACTTGGTATACCTTACAAGCTTTCTCATGATACGGTTCTAGCAGCTTATCTAGGCGGAGTCAAAGAAGGAACAGCTCCTACGGTAACAACAAGCGCTACAAATCTGGAGAGTAATACCATTGACCTGAACAGCGCCCTTGATGGCAGCCAGGTTGACGTTTATCTGATAGTGTAAGGGAGGGCTTAACATGGCCCTCCTTGATGATGTTAAAAAAGCACTAAGGATAAGCGAAGCAACAACCGATTTTGACGGTGAAATTCAGGATCTGATTGACGCCGCTAAGGCCGACCTGGGCCTGTCCGGGGTGATGAGCGAAAAGGTAATTGACACGGACCCGCTGATAAAGCGGGCCGTTGTCACTTACTGCAAGGCAAATTTCGGATACGACAACCCGGAGGCGGAGCGCTTCCAGCGGGCTTACGACCTGATAAAAACACATCTGTCGTTATCCGTGGACTACGCCTGGTTTACCATCACATTTACAGTAACCGGTGGTGGTGTGCCGATTGACGGTGCTACCATTACCATAGGTGACGACGAGCTGACCACCAATTCCCTGGGTGTCGCCACTCATACTGTGAACGAATCCGGTATTGATGTTGACTATACCGTGGCTGCCGACGGGTATGAAACCGCCGAAGGTACGGTATATGTGGACGGCGACAAGGACGTGGAGGTGGTGCTGGTTGAGGCATAACCAGGTTATATACTTAATCACCACCACCATTCAGGAAGACGAAATCGGCAACCAGATCCCGGTCGAGACCGAGCGCAAGGTATATGCCAATGAGTTTTCAGTCAGCTCAAACGAGTATTATAATGCTGCATTGTCCGGCTTGCGGCCCGCCAAAATGTTTGAGATTTACTCGTTTGAGTACCAGGGTGAAGGCAAGTTAAAGCATAACGATATCACATACCGCATAATTCGCACCGAATCCAGGGGCGAAAAAACCCGCCTGACCTGCGAGAGGGTGGCCGCCGATGGCTAAAGCTATTCCTATCCACAAGCTGGCCAATGAGATTGTGAACGCTGTCCGTGAGTATACCGAAGACGTGCAGGAGGCTATTGCAAAAGAGGTGGACGACACCGCAAAAAAGGTATTGCGGGACGTTAAAGCATTGTCCCCCAAGCGTACCGGTGAGTACGCCAGTACCTTTGTGAGGACAAATAAATCCCTTGCCGCACATGGACGCCGGATGTACGTCATCTGGAATAAGAAGCATTATCGCCGCGTTCACTTGCTGGAGTTCGGCCATGCCCTTCGTAACGGCGGGCGCGCGCCCGAGTTCCCACACCTGCGGCCGGCGCATGACAAACACGTCCCGCAAATGGTGGAGAACATCAAGCGCATTATCCAGAACGGGGGTTGATGTCCATGACCCAAGCCGAACTATATGCAGCACTCAAGACCTTGGGCCTCCCGGTGGCTTACGGCGAATTCACAGAACCCACCGCGCCCCCGTTCATTACCTACCAGTTCTCTTACTCAGGGGATCTGATGGCCGACAACCAAAATTATGTGGAACTCAGCAACTTTCAGGTTGAGCTTTATACTGCCACAAAAGACCTGGCCAGCGAGGCCCTGGTCCAGGACAAGCTCAAGGAGCTGGGCCTGCCGTATCGGAAAATCGAGGCCTGGTTGGAAGAGGAAAAACTGCGCCAAGTTGTTTATGAAATTCAGTTAACAAATTAGGAGGATAAAAATGGGCAAGAAAAAAGCTATCATCGGCGTCGATTCTGTCCACTACGCGCTTCTAATATCGGACACCTCAAGCGGCGCCAGCTGGCAAGCAGCCGTAGCGTTGCCCGGGGTAACCGAGCTCGGGGTTAACCCCAACGGAGCTGTGGCCACATTGTTTGCCGACAACGGGCCCGCCGTAACTGCCAACTCCATCGGCGAAATCGAGGTCAGCCTGAACATGGCCGACCTGACGCCGGAGGAACGGGCTATCCTGCTTGGCCATGAGCGCTCCGGTGGGGTTACCAAGTTCAAGAGCAGTGACATATCTCCCGAGGTTGCCCTTGGTTTTCGGACGAAGCTATCTGATGGCACATACGGTTATGTGTGGCTGATGAAGGGCAAGTTTGCCGAGACCGAGGAAACCATTGAAACCCAGGGCGATAGCGTCAACTTCCAGGTGGCGGCCCTGACCGGCAAGTTCACCATCCTGGAGTATAACGAGGAATGGAAGCGCACCACCCGGACCGACGACCCGGATTACGTTTCTTCTCTCGGTGAAAACTGG